AGGTGAGGAGGAAATGGCCAGGGAGATCGCCAATAAGTATGCAGCGGGAGCCTTTGAGGCCCGGAGGCTTGTGAGAACTGAGAGCAATTTCATTTCAGGGCAGATGCAGCTTGCGGCATATAAGGAGTGTAAATCCGAAGAATATGATTTTGTTGCTACACTGGATTTGAGAACTTCAGAGATTTGCAGAGAACTGGATGGAAAAACATTCAAGATAAAAGACGCAAAACCGGGGGTAAATATGAACCCAATGCATCCGTTTTGCAGATCAACTACAATGATTCATATGAATGACGAATTGAGAAAAAAGCTAAAAAGGGATGCATGGGATCCGGTAAAA